ATATTACGCAAATTAGTTTGATAAATTAAATGTAGGGTCTAAGTCTTTGGCATCTTCAACTACCATCTTGATGTCATCATCAAATAATAGCAAAAGATTTACGCCTTTGTAAAAGAATTTGCTTCCTGTATGTTTACCATAACACACATAGTCACCTTCTTTACACCAAGCACCATTAGCAAACTTATCGTCTTGATAAGCTAGGTCGCCAACTTTTAGGACACGACCAACTGTTGTAAGGTAAGCCATATCCGATTTGGTTGAGTCAGGCAGAATGATGCCACCCTTAGTTGCTGACTTAACTGATACTGGACGTACAAGGATATGATAGCCTGGCACTCTTGGAAGTGGGCTAGGGTCTGCGACCTCTTCGTCTGTAATCCATTCATCGTTTTTCAAAGCACTAGATGCAGTTTGCATATTTACTCCTCTTCGATATATTTATTTAGATAATCTTTGATAAGACCAATGGCCTTTTCTAAACCAGCGATTGTTCCCACTGATTCACAGTATATAGAATAATCCGAAGCGGCTCCATACGCAAGGGAATTTTTTATAGATTCGATTTCTTTTTGTATTTCTTTAATTAACTCTTCGTATAACACTATTCAATGCCTTGTTTCTTGATTACGTCTGCCAATAGTTTAGCAGAAACTTTAGCTTCTTCCAAGTCATTATTTTCTTGGGCTTTGAGCAAGTCAGCCAGTACGTCCATAGCTTTCAATGCACGCTTGGCATCTCTGTCTTCTTGCTTCTGATAAGCTTTCATTTGTTCCTGCGCTCCTTTGGCTTGCGTATCTAGAACAATCTTCTGTTCTTTCAAGTCAAGGTCACGATTTTTAAGTGCGGCATCTGCTTGCGCTTTGGCAATCTGTGCCTGTGTTTTATTCTGCTCCACTTGAAGTTTTTGTGCCTCAATAGCCAGCATCTGTTGTTCAGGTGTGCCTGGTCCTTGAGCAGCCGCCATATTTGCTTGTAGTATTTGCTGGGCAGCTTGAGCCTGAACCATTCCAATTGCTTGCGGGTCAAGTGCGATTTGTCCCATAACTTGTGGATTCTGTAGTGATTGATTATACAATCCATCCATTTGTTCTTGATATTTAACAAGCATATGCTCAGATATATTAGCTTGTAGTGCAGCACCAAGTTTTGCAAATGCAGGACTCTTTTGATTCATTGGGTCTTGTATGTAAGCAGTCTTAACTGCAATATGTGCATCATGGTTTTGTCCTGTAAATGCCTTAATAGGTTTGCCTTCAGAAGCTGCCATAATATCTGACACAGGGTCAAGCGGAACTGCTTCTTTTTTAAATGGCATAAGTTTGTCTACATCAGGTACATTGGCTGCAGTTAACAACATTCTGTTGATTGCTTCCATGTCAAACATTCCTGGTTCTGATTGAGCCGCAATTTGCTGTACCATTTGAACAAGCATCATGCGCTGTGCATTAGACGGAATGTTTGGGTCAGATACTGGAATAATATCCACACGACCATCAAAGTCTGCTTTGAAAATCTTTTCAGTAATTCCTGGCAAGTCGTAAGGATATTCATTTGGCAGATATTCAGAATCAATACGTGCCAATACTTTAAACTCATCACCCTGTGCTTTGTGTAGCCGCTTGTGAATAGCAGAGAAAAACTTGCTTGAGGCTTCCAACAATGCCATTGTTGTGCCAACTGGACCATAGCCACCGCTATCTGCGATAACTTGCTCTGTGCTATCAGCAAACTTCTGGCCTGCTCCTGTTACAAAAGACAGCATATTAAACAAAGTTTGTGATGGTTCTTTAAATGGTAGCGGAATAATAGACTTGGTTAAGTCCATGCCTGTTGCTTCTACTTCCTTAAACTCACCTGGCGCAATCGGGTCATTATCCCCGACCATCCGTACTCCTTTAGCCTTAAAGCCTCCTGGTAAATTAGCGAACTGACCAGCATCCAGCAGACTACGCATAGCAGCAGTGGCAGACATAGTAAGATTGCCAAGAAAGTGAATAAGCCCCAGCCCATAAAACCCAAAGCCAGGAACATAACGGTAATGGGTGAAATGCATTTTTTTGACATACTTATCATCTCCTTCTGCCCAGTTACGGCGAATTGAAAGAACCTGACCTGACTGTTGTTCTACAGTTACAATATATGGGCAGGCACTCTTGCCTGTGTGCATTGTATCTTCTTCAAGCTCTAGGTAACAGTGCTGCTCTAGCAACACATACTGTGGGTCATTATCTCCTGCGGGTGATAGGCCAAGAACTGTGTCCATCTTTTCTGCCATACCTGACAAAGTAGGCACACCAGCAGAAGGAAGTTCTATATCGGCATACATGCCTGCTTCTATTTGGCGAGATAAATCGACAGGGCTACGGTAAATAACATGAGTGTAACGGTCTGCTCTGCGAAGGTCAGACGCATAGTAAGACACATAAAACTGGTCAATAGGTACGAACTCACTAACGGGTCGGTCAAGGCTTGAATCATAATAAATCTTCTTAACTGCAGAGCCAATCAAGGGTAGATGAAATAGCATACGCTCAAACTCATCGAAGTATTCAGGCATCTGAGTAGTAACCTGATAGTTCATAAAGTTCTGAACACGATTAGCCTGCTGTTGTTTCTCAAGTGTTGCATCACCAAGAACCTGTGCTTTGACTGGTCCTTTGGCAGGAAACAATTCCTGTGAAGCTTTAGATTGAAACTTAACTGCTGACTCAATCAACAGTGGATGCACAGCAGTGGCTGCGCCTTCAAATGGTTCAGTTGTATCTTCCAGCTTTAAACCAAGCAGGTCAAAGCCTCTCTCAAACATTGATTCCCACTCGGCACGAGAATCCTTGTCTGACTCAAACTTATCAATAACTGTGTTACCAATCTCTTCGAGCTTCTCTTCGTCCAAGATTTCTACAAGGTTTTGATAAAACCCTGCATTCATATTAATCTCTACTTCGATTGCTTCTGCTGACCCTTCAAGGTCTACAGTAATTTCACCTGTCTCAGGGTCTACTTCAAAGGTTGCTTCTGCTTCAGAAGGCTGCTGCATTTCCATGCGAATAACATTATCGCCCTCTGGACGCTGCTCATAGGGATTTCTCTCTGTTGCCATTATGCTTTTTTCCTAGCTTTTGTTTTGCGTTTCATTTGTTCAATGTATTTTCTATACACAGAACTAGCACCAGTTTTACCTGCTACCTTCGCTCGTTGTTCCATAGCAATCGCTGCTTGTATCTTGTGGGCATGAGTTCTGCCACTAGCCTTAATCTTTCTGACGCTTGCTTCCGCATCTTTTGTAGTGGCAAACTTTAATCCACGTATTGTACCCTTGGGGTTTTCATCCGTGTATAAATCAGAATGCTTTTTACTTCGTGCGGGTTGTCCCTTTTTTCTAGGTATACGTGGAGCCATAGGCAATATTATACCACTAAGTTCTCCAGTATCCAACCCTCTTTGTGCGCCTTGGGTTATAATCATCTTCCCAGCTGGGGTCTTCATTGTGTGACACATGCCAACTGTCTCTCATATAGTGGATAGCCATAGTCATTGCGTCCACTTGGTCATCATGTGCGCCGTTGGGAAAAGCTAGGCATTCATCGAACAAGTCTTTTGCCCACTCTTTTCCTTTCGGGATATAGATGCGGCCTGACTCCATAAGAGGCGTAGCAGCGTAGACACGTGATACCTTGTCCCTATCGGGGAGATAGTCCAAAACAGGTAGTCCTGCAAGTCGCATGTCCTGAAGCAGCGATTGACCAGAAGCCTTCTTCTCAATGATACACACATCTGGTCTATGTTTTTGATATAGATGTTGTGCCGTGCGGCGAAGGTCAGGATACTCGAAGCGGTCTTTGATATTCCCTAGAAGAATGAGATTGGGAACGACATATTCTCCACCATATTCGTCTTGCTCGACTTGATGAAAGATGCCCCATGTTTGTATGACACTATAGTCTGCCGTTTTTTTAGTAGAGAATGCTGTGTCGTAGGTCTGGATAATAAACTCACAGTGCGGTGGCTCTTCATACTCCCACCACTGAAACCAGTTCTTTTTGATAATACCACCTTCGTCTGGCGAGGGGTTTTGCATATATAGCGCATCCCAATATCTACTCCCATTACTTGCTCGTATCTCTTGTTCGTCTAGCTTCAATATATCGTCTGGCTTCCATTCTGGAAAGTATGATGTGCCTTCGGGCAAACCCAGTAAATCTGCTGCAGTCTCGTCCAGCCATGCAGGAATACTAATTACTTCCCACGGCTCTGTAGTAAACTCTGACTCTTGCTTTAGCAGCCAGCCACACAAGTCATCAAAGTGGTAGCGTGTGTTAATAATAATGATTGCACCATTCGGCATCAGACGGGTACGCAGACCAGAAGGCCACCACTCCTTGATATATCTACGACCTGCCTCACTGAAGCTGTCTTCTTCTGACATAACGTCATCCAGTAAGGCTAAATGTGCGCCACGACCCGCAATCTGTGACCGCACACCCGCAGCATAGTAGGAGCCATTGTGGTTTGTTTTCCACTTACCCGCCGCCTTAACGTCTGACCGCAGGGACACACCCTTAAACACACGCTGAAAGTCCTCTGTGTTTACAATATCCCTAACGCTGCGACCAAAGTCACTAGCCAGTTGGTCGCTGTGGGACACAGACATAATCTCGTGGTTAGGCTCACGGCCTATATACCATGCAGGAAATATCTTACTGGTAATAAGAGACTTGCTTGAGCGTGGTGGCAGGAAGACCATCAGTCTTTTTATCTCACCATCGGCTACCTTTTGCAGTCTGTCACACAATAGCTCAATGTGCCTACCCATTTTGAAGTCAGTTACTAGGGTAGGAGCTACTCTTCGTACAAAAGTAAGCAGGTCTTCTTTTGATTTTTTTTGAATATATTTTTCTAATGCTATATCTAGGGTCTGATGGTCAAGATATCCCCCAGAATCCACTACATCTTGTATTTCTTCTAATTCCATATTGCTTTTCTGCAGTCAGTGTTGCATATTTGCACTATTGCAAACTGGTTGAATCCGTGCTATACTAACTTTACTTTAAAGTTCGGAGGTAAATATATAGGTAGCTAGTGAACACACTCTATATAGACCTACACAACCCCCGCTAGGTAGCTCTGGACAACTACTGCTATTATACTTCGTACATCTTTTTTACACAAGCACAATCAGCCAACTCCAGAAGCCCCTG